GCCCCAAAACTGACCGATAGAACTAGGTTCTAAGCCAGTCCAAAACTCATCGTTGTAAGGTTTTAAACCTAGTGGGTCAGTTAAATCATCTCTGCGCTTTTGATCAATGATGGGATCTTCTTGTTCAAGTATCTCTTTGAGTTCATCTCTTAAATCTATTTCCCATTCGCTAGTCTTCCATTGCAGTATTCCAGCTTCCGTATCTTCTGGGTGTCGTTTGATGTGTCCCTGGGTAATCGACATACATGTTTGTAATACTTCTGGAAAGGGTAAAGGTTGTTGCAAAGTTTGATTCCAATCAAAACATTTAATTAATACTTCTCGATAACCCCAACCTTCTTTAATCCATTTACCAATCAATCTAGCCAAGGTATCGTTTCTTTGACCAACATCTACTGGGTCAGCAGTAAGTTTGTTTTTATTATCTAAAATGGAAGTGACCTTATCCGATTGATTGAAGTCGTGTATGTTGTTCAAGTCTTCCATGTTGAGCATAGGCAAATCATCGATGTCGTTCACGACCAAGCCATCTGCTGTTTCAAAAAAATATTTTGTAGAAGGCGAGACCATAACGTAGCCGCCTTCGCCTCTGACATCTAACTTACCAGTCATGTTTCTGACATTTAGACCTTCGTTGATTTGATAGAAGTAGTGATAGCCACCACGAGGAGTCTTCTGTTTAAGAGGCGATCTAGTTACTTGACCAGATTCTACGAACTTGACCGCCTCTTCGCTATCACAATCTAGAACAACAAAAGTTATCCCAGTGATAGCAGCCCAGTTGGCTCCCGGATACCGAGCCAACCACTCTCTCAATTCTTCTTGTGTGGGTTGTCTTCTTTGATAAGTTTCCCATTTGACTCTGGGTGTCTTTGCCCACTTTGCACTGAGCTTGTCATCGTCTTCAAAAGGATGACGCTTTCTAAAGTATTCTGGGATAGCTTCGTTTCTAGATCCACAAGGTATTAAATGAAAGCCTTCTTCCCAGAAAGACCAAATCATTTCTTGTCTGGCTTCCTCGGAAATATTTTCCCAAGATTTATTTTCGTTTAGTATCAGCGACATACATCTCCACTAGTCTATCGGTCTTGCCTTTCTTTTTTAATCTTCTCTCGTTTCTAGAACTTAGTGGCTGATCGCTTTGATTATTCATTCCATACTTTAATTCAGATCTTTGAATTTGATTAGAGCTTCTATACCTTAACTTCATACAGCCTCCTCTTCTTCAATAGGACCGTAGATGTCTTCCCAGGTAAGAGCTTGATTAGTCACTGACATAATCTTCTTAGCTTGTTTGACTGTAGGTTGTCTTGTTCCGTAATACCAAGAGCGTACTGCATGGACTGATACATCACATATCTCTGCAACATTCTCTATGCCTCTGTTTTTTATATATTCTTGTAATTTATTCATGGCGTTATTATAGAGAAGCATTTTCATAATGTATATTTTTTTTTACATATTTGTCTAAATTAATTTAAAAAAGTGTTTGACATTCTGAATCTTTATCTATTTAATTGGCAATGAACAAATTTACAGAGAGATTTTATGAACGATATAAAAGAGAAAACCGAGTTCGACGAACTCCAAGAACTTATCGAAAGAAAGAAAAAGAATTTGCTGTGGCAAAAGAAACTCCGTGAGGAATCTAAAGAGTTAGATATTGCAATAGCAAGACACCCAAGAGTAAATGAGCAAGTAATTCAACTAAGCAATACCGGGGGATCGCATCGAGTGACGCTTGATGATTTTGACTCTGATATTAAAGTTGAGTATCGCTTGAAGAAATCTTGGGACCAAGACTATGTTGCAAAGATACATGCCGAAGGCAAGGTGCCAGCTAATCTTTGGCCGTTTCAAATAGAGTATAAAGAAGACAAAAGAAAAACTTCTACTCTAGCTGAACAACACCCATCTCACTACTATAAATTAGCTGAAGGTTTGACCACTGAAATATCAGATCGTCCATACGTCAGCTTTGTTGAAAAGAGGAAAACCAAATGAGTAAAAAAATAGAAATGACTCTCGCACAAAGCGAGTCTAAAGAAAAGTTGTTTGCTGAAGCTTACGACTATTATGCAAAACATTATTTTAATATTAATGACTTTGTAAAAGCAGTAGATTATTTAAGAGCAGACGGTTTGAGTTTTGCTCACATTGCAAAAATCTCAGGCATGACTCACAAAAGTCTCATGCAGTTTTATTATCGAGATCAAATCGAACCACATGCTAGAACTAAAGGCAAAGCTAATTTCTTAATAGACTTTGTTTCTACAGTAAAAAAATTAGGTACAGAAACAATTCCAGGGAGGTACAACAATGCCAAGTCTTGAAGATGAATTATTATCTGGCGTAGAGCCAGGACCAGTGAGAATGAATGTTGGTGGCGTAGATGGCATAGGTAAAAGTACCTTCGGCTCTCAAGCACCTAATCCAGTTTTTATTTGTACCGAGAAAGGTACAGCATTCTTAAATGTTAAGAAGTTTCCATTGTGTGAAAAGTATCAAGACATTATTGATTGCATTAAGAAACTTGCCACTATGGATCATGATCGTAAAACAGTTGTCCTAGATACTACAGACTGGGCAGAGATTCTTACTCATGAAGCAGTGTGCGAGGAAAAAAATGTATCTGGTATCGAAGAGATTACTTACGGTAAGGGCTACACTGCAGCCAGAGAAAAGTTTAGAAAGATTTTAAGAGGTTTAGATGTTTTACATGACCAAAAGAAGATGAATGTCATCTTGCTTTCGCATGTAGATATTAGAACTTTTAACGACCCAGAGAGAGAACCTTATGATAGGTACCAATTGAAGTTGCACAACAAAACAGCTTCCATTATTAGAGAATGGGTCGATTTCAATTTCTTTGCGAACCACCAGGTTCGTACTGTGAAAGAGGGGAAGGGCTTCAACGAGCAGACAAGGGCACTTGCCATGGGTGATCCTATGCTGTTCACGAAGTTCTCTCCCGCCTTTGACGCGAAGAGACGAGTTCCTCTTCCAGATAAGATAGAACTCAAATGGGATTCGTTTTACGACGAATATAAAAAATCAATACAAAAACTGTCGGAGGCATAAAGTGCCAGAGGAGATTTTGTGTGACCACTGTGGAGAAGAAATTTTAGACGGTGGGTATAAATACAAAGGTCTTCTCTGTTGTACTTCATGTCTTCGCAAGGAGTTAAATTTATCATGAGTGATGACTTTGAAATTATGTTAGGCGAAGTGCCTGATCAAGAAGATGACTTTAAACCTATGCCTGCTGGCAACTATGAATTAGTCGCTAACAAATGGGAGAAGAGAACATCAAAAGCTGGGAATGCAATGGTTGAAATCGAGTTTCAAGTACTCGGTCCAAGCCATGCCAATAGAAAACTTTGGGAGTATTTTACTCTTGAAGGTAATGCTGTGACTGTGACTGCTAGGAAAATTAAAGCTTGGCGTAAAGCGTTAGGTTTAAGTCCAGATGTCACTTTCAATGCTGAGGTTTTGGACGAAATGATTAACAATCCTTTCCAAGCCAAGATCAAAATTGAACCTGGAACAAATGGGTACGAGGACAGTAATAAGATACAAGATTACTTAGCAAAGGGATCTTCATCTGAAGAGGAGGCGCCTACGGCAAAACCTTTACAAGAAGAAGATGATGCTATGCCTTGGGATAAATAACTGGAGTCATCTCCAAAAAAGTCCTACCGAGCTATTAGTTATGAATAGCGGCGTTACAGCTCGGTAGGCACAGGATTTAAAGTCCTAGCTAAAGTTGCTTTTGTTATTCTTAAACTTCAGCTAGGCACAGAGTTCGGCTCAGTCTCCAAAAAAGTCGAAGTCTAAGTAGTGAGCCGATACCGGGTTTTTATTATTTTTGTTTACCCGGCATAAAACTACTTAGTCTTCGCATTAGGAAACAAATATGATTGATGATAAAAAATTAATCGCTAACTCTGAGAAGTTGTTAGCAAAAATATATGAGGTGAACAATCACATACTGCCAGTTGAATTATTTGATGAAGTTGCGGCATGTGTTGTTTCGATAAACAGATTAAAGAGAGCGAAGGTGCTATATGAAAGACGACAAAATAGATTTGGAAAAGATATCCAAGAAGGACTTATTAACAGAATTACGAATGCACATGATGTCATTCAACAGAAGAATGGGAGAAATCAAAAGTCCACATAAATTATTAGAAGTATTATTAACTTATGTTTGCTGCGTCACTTACGACGTATTGGAACATAGTACCAATGAAGCAACCATGTTGATCGGTGCATCTTGGGGTAGAGTTATTAATGATATTGCTAAAGAAAAAGGCATGACTAGAAAAGAAGTTTTCTTCCAGGCAGATATGCTAGGTAATATAGCAGGGGGCGCTAATACTGATTGGGAGTCTTTAATTAATGATAATACTAACTGGGAGTCTTTGATTGATTATGGTAAAGAGCAAGGTCTTGTGCCCAAAGATTACGAGTTAGATCCTAAAGATATTGAAAACCTTGACACAGAAGAATTGATTGAAAAAATTAAAAATCAATTAGAAAGTCGTAACGAAACCAAACACTAATGGCTATAAGAAGAGAAGTAAAAATACATATATCCAAAGCCAAGTATAAAAAAACTTGTCAAGGTTCTCGTAATGTAAAGTTCAGTAGCATGAACAAGAATAAAAGAAAGTCTTTCAAAGCATATAGAGGACAAGGAAGATGATAGATATAAGACACGTATTAATATTTGTATTAGGCTTGTGCAGTATCATTATTGTTTATAATTTAGAAAAATTTTTACTGTAAGTGAAACTAAGACCTTATCAAGAAGACGCTATCACTGCGCTAGAAAGTTGGTTTGCAACTGAGTCAATAGAGAAACACCCTCTACTCAGTTTGCCTACTGCCTCTGGCAAGACAGTTATCTTTTCCAACTTTATTAAAAGAACCATAAAGAAATATTCTGACGCTAGGTTTTTAGTCTTAGCACATAGACAAGAACTTATCGAACAAGCAGAAGAAAAAATAAAATCAGTATGGCCAGATGCACCAGTTGGTGTGCTATCAGCCGGGCTAAAAAGATCTGAGTTGGATTCTCAAATACTTGTAGCTTCAAGAGATACTTTGGCTTCTGGATCTAGATTAAAAAAAGTTGGACACTTTGATTACACTATCATTGATGAGGCTCATAATATATCTCCAGACGAACAAACTAGATACCAAAAGATAATCAATGAGTTATCTGCTGAACGAGCTATGCGTGTTCTAGGTTGTACTGCTACGCCTTATCGTATGGGTCAAGGTTATATTTATGGCAAAAGAAAAGATCATTTCTTTCATGACATTGCTTATCAAGCAAAGATACCAGACTTAATAGACCAAGGTTATCTAGCCAGGATTACTTCTTATAAGGTAGATGACAATACTATTATTGATGCTAGTAAAGCCAAGCTTAAATTTAAAGGTGGTGATTACAAAGAATCTGACCTAGAAAAACTAGCCATGGACGATAAAACCATTGTCGCTATCATCAATGATTGGCTAGATAAAGCATACACCAAGGGCAGAACAGCTTCCGTATTCTTTTGTGTATCGGTATTGCATGCTATGAAAATGAACATGCACTTACAGAAACATGGGATTGAATCAAGATTACTAACTGGCGAAACGCCCGGAGAAGAAAGAAAACAAATATTAGAAGAATTTGAATCTGGGAAAGTACATGCTGTTTGTAATGTCGGTGTTTTAACAGAAGGTTGGGACGCTCCCAGAACAGATTGTATTGCTATGTTAAGACCAACCAAAAGTCTAGGGCTTTATGTTCAGATGTGCGGTCGAGGTATGCGACTGTACCCAGGCAAAGATAATTGTTTGCTTTTGGATTATGGCGAGAACATTGCTAGACATGGTTGCATTGATACAGCCAAGCCAGATCAAGAAGTAAAAATAAGAAGACCTAAAATCTGTGGCAGTTGTTTGGCTGTCAATCCACCGCATGCAAAGAAATGTGTCGAGTGCAATGAAGAGTTCCCAGTAGCAGAGTTCTTAACTTTCTTAGTACCTATGGAAGAAAGAAAGGTAGCTAAGAAAACCAAGGCAGATTCTGGAGCAGTTATCTCTGACGAGAAACAAAAGAACAAGAGTTCTTTAGAAGTTGTAACGAGCGTTAGTGCTGCTGTTGCTGACTCTAAAAATGGCAACAAATACTGTAAGGTATTCTTTTATGTTGATAATCAATTTTTACCTAGGATGATGCCACTTATGTTTGGCCACTCAAGAATGCACGGACTAGCAATCAACCACTGGTGTCGTTTAGTAGATCCAAAAATCTGGGGCGTACCTAGAACTTCTGAACAAGCAGCAGCCAAGATAAATCAAGGAGCTCTCAAAGGAGTTAAGTCTGTTGGCATAAAAAGAGAAGGTAAATATTTTAATATAAAGAAAGTAATTTTTGATGATAAGGAGATATTCCTATGAGCAAAATAAATAAAATGATAGATCATGTAATGCTATCTGAGCCACCAAAGTATCGACCGTATTTAGGTATGAGTCAGATTGGTAATCCAGATGAAAGAATGTTGTGGTTAAATTTTAGATGGTGCTTACCACCAAATAAGTTTGAGCCAAGAGTATCTAGGATTTTAGAGCTAGGTAATGTTATTGAAGATGTAGTCATTGATTATCTTAAAAAAGCAGATGGTGTAGAAGTATTTACTGAAGATAAAAAAGGCGATCAGTTTAAAGCTTCTTTACTTGGCGACCATTTTTCTGGGCATATAGATGGCGTAGTTAAAAACTTGCCAGAGCATGATGATGATTCTATGGTCCTGGAAGTTAAGAGTTCTAATGACAGAAGGTTTAACAATCTAGTAAGTGAAGGTAGTTACGAGCGTTGGTCACTAGAATATGAAGCGCAAGTGCATTGTTATATGGGTGCTTTTAAATTACCTAAGTCTTTAGCTTTGGTTTATAACAAAAATAATTCTGATATTTATACTGAAGTAATAAAATATAATGATGAACTTTTTCAATCTTTAATAGAGAAAGCCAAAAGAATTATTACTTCGCCAGAACCACCAGATTTATTCTTGAGTGAAAACGATTGGAAAGTTAAGAACTTACCGAAAGAATCTAGAGAAATTTATTTAGGTAGAGCAGAACCAGCTTTTAAAAACTGTAGAAACTGCAAATACTCAAAGCCAGTGATAGAAGTTTCTGGGGCTACTTGGCGTTGTGGTAAGAAAGGTGTTTTATTAAATCCAAAACAACAAATGGATAAGAAAAATTGTCCTGATCACGAACTTATATTCGGTTTAATCCCTACACCTTTTTAATAAAAAGTTTGCAATAATATATAAAAATCGTTATATAATACGCATATCTCTATAAAGAGGTGCGTAATGGCTAAAATATTTAAATTAGATACATTTAAAAACATAGCTAGTCTTAGAGGCGAAACTACTAGTCTCGCTGATTATCCTTGCATCAACGCCTGCCACTGGCCTACCAGTATGGAAAACGGTCGTTGTACTGTCTGTGGTTTATATGATTACCAACACTCTCCAGTGTTCTGGAAATCATTACCAAGATTAGAGCGCAAGATGATAAACCTTAATAACTCTGAGAAAGGCTATAAAATAAAACAGATCTATAAATAAAGCACTGGCTTAGGTGTAGATCGCTAAATATATGTTTAGCATATATAAGGCGAAGCTGACACTAATCACATACCCAGCACTCCCGGTGAGTATATTCTTAAAATTCATGCGCGGATTATATACAAAAATATTTTGCATATAAAAAAAACTTTTTATTTCTTTTTATTTCTTACAATATTTTCACACCACCAGAGCAACATGTCCTCGCTCAAGGTATGTTTGATGATGTTGGCACGCTGACAAACCAATTGAATATTGTATCTGACGTACCATTCTTCTGGATCTATTCTATCTATGGTTACGTTGAGGTCTTTTTTACCACTGCCATCTCGATAGTGTGTCATTAATACGCCAGATAAAGCACAAAGACCCTCTTGTTCTTCCCATATCTCTATCAAATCTTCTGGCGTTATCTCCCAATCCTTCTCTGGATTTTTGCTAACTCTAGTATGTCTTAGTTGATTGTGAATTAAATTTAAAAAGCTTTTATAACTTGATGATCGTTTTCTGTTTCTATCTATGACATGACAATTTTTACAAAGACCGCGATAGGTTGTGCCACCACCAGTTTGTTCTCTAGCTTCAAAAAATTTAATCTTCCGCCTTTTCTTGCAAAGCGTACAAGTTCTGGTTTTTTGAGTCATTAGGCCCTGGGCGACTGAATTACTTCTATGGTTACGTCCGGGTATATTGCTTCTACTAATTTCTTTTTTAATTTAAAGACATCAGTCAATACTCCCTTAGTATCTTCTATGACTTCTTCTCCTTTTACATTTTTATATTTAAAGTCTGCTATATAAGTGCAGATCTTTTTACCTTCAACAAAACATGGAAATTGTGGGTGAACTTCTATGTCTGACACTGCGCCAGCAGATTCTAATTCTTTTAAGAATTTATATCTGGCGGCCTCTAATTTGCTATCAAATGTGATACCATCTAGTTTCACTTTTATGGCTCCGTACTTGTTATAGCCCATAATTTATTATACAATTTTTTATATATTTTAAGAAAGAATTAACATACCAGGAGAAGCTAAATGGCAACCCACGTAACCATCGGAGTAAACAAAGAGACTCACAAAAAACTAGGCAAGCTTGCATCATTAACTCACAGGACCCGTGCTAACACGGTTGAATGGTTGGTTGAAAAAGCTATTAAAGAAATAGAAATAGCTGAGAAAAATGGTAGTGCCGATCATATTAAATTTGGTATTTAATCTATTCCCAGAAGTTTATTAAGTTCTTGTTGGCGTAAGGCGCTTGGTTGAGGAGCCACTGTCGGTGTTTGATTAAATCTTCTTTGTTGAGTTGCTTGAAGAATTTCATCTGGAGAAGTAAAACCTCCTTCTAATCTTTGTCCAGTTAATCTAGTTTGAGCCACACCTATTTCTGTAATTGGTAATAAGTTTCTAGCTTTATTGTAATCTTGTCTAAGAGATTCGGTAATAACTTCTTTACTAAGTTCTGAAGGTTTAAACAAGCCAGCCATAACATAATCGGCATTAGCGACTTTAGCTGTTTTAAGTTCTTTTAATATTTCAGAATCATTTAATCCTAGTTCTCTTGCATCTTCTATTGCTAAATAAAGATCTCTCATACCTCTATATCTAGCTTCATTAGATTCTATGTAAGCTTTGGTAAAGTCTTCTGCTTCTCTAGTATTAGTAGATCTAGCGACTCTGTTAAATTCATTAGCTGCCGCTCTAATTACATCGTTAGTTTCAAAACCTCTATATCTTAAAGTTCTGCCTATTTGTGGTTTAATAATTTTTAAACCGCTAAATCCTTGCACTAAAGTTTCAGCTGGATCTATTCTGTTTCCTCTTCTGTTAATTAATCTGTCGTCACCCATCAAGCCAGTACTATTAAATACTGCTGTTGGAAAATCTTTTAACGATGTGCTTACTCCTAAAACTCCACCAGCCGGGTCAGAGGTAATATCAAAAGGTAAAATTGGTGGGGCCATACCTTGTAAATTATGAACAAATGCTTTACTAGCTTTATCACCAAAAGTGTCACTAGCAGAGTAAAGTCTTCTACCAGTTTCTGTTTCACCACTAACAGTTTCAAATAATAATTTAGTAGCAATCGAAGGCGTACCAAAAGGTTGCGTTAGTTCTCCTAAAGCATACATAAATCCTTGTGAGTATCTATTTACTAACCCTTCTCCCTTAGCTTCTCCTTCTTCAGCTTCTGCTATCAATCTAGAAAAAGGTCTTGATAAATAATCATAAGGATTTGTATAACTTAAATTCATCATTTGAGTTATGTTGCCATTCTTATCAGTACCAGTTGGCACTAACGTAGCTGTCTTGTCCCAAGGAGCTGCAAAGGATCTTTTGTAAGCATCTATTTGATCTTGATCTGCGCCAGTTAATTTTGTGCCCAGTTCAACCATAGCTGCTGGGAAGGCAGTGGTTACAGTCAATGCACTTACCGCTCTTTTCATACCTTTCTTCTGTAACTCTGGATTACCACTAGCTAACTCTTGAGCAGCTCGATAACCAATATTACCCATGGTTCTAATTATTTCAGATGGGAAAGCAGCAAAGTTACCAATAGGTAGTTTAGCTAAATCGCCAACTATATCTCCTACTCTGTTGTAATTTTGATAATGATTTTTTGCTAACTGTGCTCCCTCTTCATCTAAGAAATCCATAAATATATCTTTTAATCTTACGTCTTTTTCTCCTACTTTAGTTGTTTGATTTCCTAAATTATCATCTAAGAATTTTTCAATGTTACCTTTCTTTATTGGTTTTGTTTCAAAAGCTTTTCTTAACTTTGTTACATTTTTAGCGCCAAGTAATTGATTACCACTCACACTAGTCCCTCCTAAAGCCATTTTATTTTTTACAGATGTAACTGGTATTGGGCTATCGCCATGTTTTAATAAAGCTCTTAATAAAGTATCTCTTTCTTGATAAAAATTAACTACACGAATAACACTATCTGTTCCAGTGTAGGCTTTTCTAGCTCCTTTATTAAAACCACTATTTCTAAATCCTTTTATAACTTTGCTATTAGTAGCTGCACTAACAAGACTAGATTGTTCAGCAAACTTAGCTAAGTCTTCAATCTCACCAGTCATGGCTGCAGCGCTATCATCTACTATACCTAATTTTCTTAACTTAACAGTTTCACTTGCTATTAAATCTTTATCTGGCTCTATGGCAAAAGTATTTTTATTTGGATCTTTATTAAATCTATTAAAAACTTTGCTAAAAGCTTTAGCTAAAGATGTAGCTCCCGGAATATTTCCTGCCGCAAGAGTCATTAAAATACCACCAGTAGGGTTTCTTATTTGAGCAGAAGGACTCAATACTGTTTTGTTGTACTGTGCTGCTGATTTTAAAGATAAAAAAGTTTTATATGGCGTACCTAAAGCATCAGCCACACTATTTACATAAGTATTAGTAGAGTCTAGCAAAGCATCATAAAATCTTTTTGATGTAACCTTTCCAGCTAGTGGCCCAGCCTTGTCATCAAACTTTATAAACTCTTTACCGTCTTTTGTAAAAGTTTCTCCAGGCTTAATATTATCTGTACCAGTCTTAGTAATTTGTTGCTCGTCAAAAATAAATGGCTTGACGTTATAAAGCTCTGCATCTTTATTTAGCGTATTAAGATCATCAAATAGTTTAACTCTACCAACTAAATTAGCTTGTTTTTTTACTGTTTGAAAAGCTTGTAATTGTGTATTAGCTAAAGATTTGCTCCAGTCTTCTTCTAAATATCCAGCTACTTCTCCTAAAGCTTTTCTTACTTCTGGCAAGCTATCTAAAGTTCTGCCTTTTAAAATATCTTTTCTTACTGCGCCAGCTAAAACATTTACACCTCCTTTCGGAGTTTCAAATTGAAAAGCATCTGCTTTACCATTTAAAAAATTATCAAAAGCTTGTTCGGCATGAGCTCTTAAATTTTCTCTTGGAACTCCAGACTGTGCAAAAGCTTTCTCTAATTCTTTAATTGCTTCTGCTCTTTGTTCTGGATCTATAACATAACCATTATCAATCATGGCTTTGTAAGTTCTGTTTGTGTAAAGACCATAATTAGCATCTAAAATGTTGCCGTATTCTGTTGGTATAAATTCATTGTCAAATTTTCCAGCAAAGCCTGCGATAGTTTCTGAATTTAAATTAACTATATCTCTTTGCTGTTCTAGTAAAGTAGATATTTTTTGATTATCGGGTATGCCTAAAGCTTTATAATCTATTTTATTTCCAACTCCATCTTCGTAACTTTTAATAATTTCTAAAGCTCTATTTTGAATTTTTTCTGCAGCAGCCCTTCTTGCTACTGGGTCTTTTAATATTTCTTTGTTTTCATAACTAAGCCTAGTCAATGGCGAATAATAATCACCAATAGCTTTAGCTAAATTATCTTGATCTGTAGCATTTAAAGTTCCGCTAACTCCAGCTTTCTTTATTGTAGTAATTACCTCTCCAAAGTCTTGTTCTACTTGTGCTATTTGTCTTCTAGTTTCTTGAACTTGAGCTTCTTTTAGTTGGGCAATATCATCACTTCTCAATGCACCTTGGAAAGTAACTTTATCTTTAATGACATCCATAAAGCTATCTGATCTTTCTTTGATTGCATCATCTACACTAGTAAATGTTTGTCCAGTAGAAGGCATGAGTCTATTAGTAACAGCAGTAGTAACCGGGCTAGATGCCACTGCTTTTACTAATGGTGCCGCTGCAACTCCAGCAACTTCAGCAGTTGCTCTACCAGTTGTAGCCAAGCCTTTTAAGGCTATTGGCAAAGCCCCAACTATTCCAGCAGTTTCACCAAATACTGCTAGCCTTTCTAATAATCTACTGGCCGCTGCTTCAGAGCCATTGATTGCAGCTAATCTATCTTGATCATTAATTTCATCAAAAAATAAATCAGATAAAGTTTCTACATCATCAGTAGCAACTGCCGCATCTACTGCACCAGCAGATAATATTTGTGCAGTTTTACCAGCTTTAGATAAAGCACTAGCAACTCCTACTCCAGGAATACCAAATTGAGTTATGTATTGGGCAATGTGTCCAGCAGTGCTGTTCGTTTCTGGTTTGAACTCTTCAAAGTATTGATTGAGACTTTTTGTTAAATCAGTATCAAAGATGCCATCAACTATAGTTGAACCTAATGTAGTAATTCCTTGAGGTATGCCAACTAAGCCAGCACCTATACCTCTACCAACTTCTCCTAAGAAGCTGTCTCCACTTTTTCTAGATTTTAATTTTCTTTTAGCTGCAGCCTCTGGATTAGGAGTGCCCTCTTCTACAAAAACCCTTACCCCATCTATATCTATTATTGGCATACATACTACCTAACAATTAGTCTTTAAAAGTAGCCTCGCTTACTGCAAGATTAATTATACTTTCTCTTTCTGGACCACTATAACGAATTAATAACTCACTAATACTTGGATCTTTTTCGCCTTGATAATCAATACCTATTTCTGCAAGTCTTTCTTTTTGAATTATAAAGTCTGATAAAGTTGCATCTTTAGGTGCTTCTTGATTTTCTTGTAAATATGCTAGGATGTCACTTCTTTGTTGTCTTCGATCATCGCCAGTTTGTTTTAAAGTATCAGCAAATCTAATTATATCTAAAGGAGCTTGTCCCTCTGGTACAGATCTAAGATATGTTTCATATAACTGTTGAGTATCTGATTTACCAGCTTCTGAAGCCGCTAAAGATTCTGAAAAACCTTCTCCAAATTCACCAAGCCCTAGGAAACTTCTTACTGGGCCTTCAGTTGGTTGCAACATTTTTGCTCCACCCGCAATCAAAGCTCTAGCTAAAGCTGGGTCCATGTCTTTTAATTTTTGTAAAAATGATTTTGGCTCTTTAACTTTAGGACCAGAGTCTTCTCCTCCTCCTCCTCCTTCTTCTGGAGCATCTTCTCCGAATAAAGCTTTACCCGTAAGATATGCAGCACCTACAGGAGTACCATACTGTAAAGCTTGTGTGGCGTATCTAGCTGTTTTACTTGCTCCTAACCTTTTTAATAATTCTCCAACTGCTTTTACATCAGCAGTAGGACTTCTAAAATAAGGAGGTAGTTCAGATTCTTCTTTACCATCTTTCTTTGTATCTGTTTTTGTATCTGTCTTTGTATCTTTCTTTGTGTCTTTCTTTGTATCTTTCTTTGTATCTGTTTTCTTTGCAGCTTTCTTTTTCTGTTTTTTTAGAAAATAATCAAGCATTCCTTTTGATATCTTAACACCTAAATTAGCTTTTACTACTGGCAAATCAGCCAAGCCGCCTTTAGCCATGCCATCAACTCCCATAATTTCTTCGCCTGCAACTTCTCCAAGTGAAGTCATAATTTCTGCAGCAGTAGCCTCGGATAAACGGTCTTTACTTTTTTTCTTAGCTTGGGCTATTAATTTTTTTGCTTTTTTTCCTTTTACTAAAGATTTTAATATAGCAGCAGGAACAGTCCCAACTCCAGTAAGAGCTAAAGCTGTGATACCAAGATCCAATGCCGCTGATCCAGGATTACTAGTGTCAATAAGAAATCCTTCATCGCCGACAAGGTATTTTGTGTAATCACCTATGCCGTTGCTCACTTCATTAACCTCGCGTAATCAACTGCGTAGTAACCATCTTTAATAGTTACTGCTTCTGGTTCTACTTCGAGAACTTCTTGAGCCAAGAATCCAGCAGTAGGTTCTGCTTCGATTCCTATTTCTTTAGCTTTGTCATTCCAATCCCATTCGTACCAGCCAAGGTTGTTGTCATAATCTCCAACCCTTCTAATGTTTTCTTTTAACTCTATATCACTTGGCGCACCGCCACCTGCGCCGACTGCACCAGCAATCATGCTACCGACACCGACTGCTTGAGATAATGGCGAAGGTTGAGTAAATACTTGTGGTTGATATATTTGAGCGCCTGTGCCCCCAGAAATACCTCCAGCAGGCATTCCAGCCAAGAGTTGTTGTCCTCTTTGTAATCTAGTAAATGGTTCATCAGCTAGTGCATCAGCGGCTCTAAATCTTCTAGTCAAGTCCGCTTGTTCTATACCTCTACCAATAGCACCTTGTCCAGCTAAAGTATTTATTCTACCGATAGTTTGTTGTTGTCCAGCGCCAGCGAGATTAGATATACCAGAACCAATATTAGCTAATTGATTTATATTTTGACCAACTTGTGCTGTAGCATCTGCGAAACCTTGTCTTCTAATACCGCTAACAGCATCTAATAATCCTCTACCTAAAGCTGCTTGATTTTCTGCTTGAGCAAGTCTACCTCTTTCGCTACCGAAAGCTCCAGATTTAATTGCACTGTCTCTTATGCCAATATCTTTTTGTTGATAAGCTTTCGTAATATCATCTATTGATTGTTGTACCACAGCATCTTCAAAAGGATTGTATCTAGCTTGAGCTGCTGCCATAGGATCTCTAGCTAAAGCACCAGCATCTCTTAAATAATTAATACTCTCTGGAGTATAGCTTGCAAATTGTGCAAGATCTCCAGTAGTTTCCGCTGCTTGTCTTTCTAAATCAGATAATTGTGCAGTGCCTTCAATAGGTATAGGTCTTTCTTGAGATATTAAACCTTCATATTGCCCAGGAGCTCCAAAATAAGCACCTAACAATCTTCTGCTGTAATCTTCTATGTAAGGAGATACAAAAGAATAACCAGTAGTAGGCAACTCAACTGCTTTAGCTGGTGGCCCTTCTTGTTGTTTTTGTTCGCAAGTACAACCCATAATATTACCTATTTATGCCATTATAATAAGTTCCTCCTATTTGGTGAAACCCTTTATTTAATAATAATTTTTCTGCTTTATCCAGACTACCAACATTATATATACCCATGATTAATGGTAAATTTTGTTTTTCAGCATATTTCATACCAGCTTCTAATAACATGTTAGAAGGTTTTACATCATCTTTAACATTTCTAAATTCTGGTCTAACAAAAAACCAAGTGTCACCTATAAAAGCGTCATCTGACCACCAGTGTGAGCATTCTTTTAAACCTAAAGTGCCAATGATGTTTTTGTTTTTTCTTACCACATAGACAATGCCTTTTAATAAGACATTGTTTATCTGCCAAGATGTTTTGCCCCAATGTATTTTGGGAGACTTGCCACCATCTAAAGAATGTTCGGCGTGAAAATATCTAGCTAAAAAATCAGCTATATCTTTGCCATCTTGTTCATTAAAAGAAAGTTTATCTAAAGTAAATTTACTCATGCCATGCTTCTTACTAAGGCGCCTAATCCCTCTTCGCCTATTTTCTCAGCCATTTCGCCATCAGGTCCTAAAGTATCTTGTAAGTATTCAAGCACCATAGCGCCTATATCTTTTTGTTCTTCTAAATCCATTGGGTCTGCACCCATTTGCATACCTAAACCTCTTACAGTTCTGGCATTAACAACAAACTCACCATCGCTTAACATAGCTGGAATTTTATCTTCGCGCTCTCCTCCAGGGCCAGATACTAATTCATCTCTTTCTGGAAAGAATTGACCATCAATTAACATACCGTCAGCCGCATACTCTACGCCAGCAACTTTTCTTGGCGCTGCCATTCTGCCACTTGGTTGCATACCTAAATTAAAATCTACTCTTTCTTTAGGAGGAGCTGCCATGGCACTAAAAGGCATATCTGGCCTAGCTGCATTGTAAGCTTTAGTTACTTCAGAAAAATATGGTCTGTAAAGTGCCTTATACGGAGCATCAGAAGCTATATATTGAGGACTAAGAGGTAATGTTTGTTGACCTATTTGTAAATTTATTAATTGTTTTTGCACAGCTTTGTCGGCTGCTGATAAAGGAGAAGCATCTATTAAACTTAATAATTCTTTTTGACTTTGTGCTTGTGAATCAGAAATTCTATTTTGTGCATAACTTCTGCTACCTCCTGAACCTAAAGTTCTTGCTATACCGCTAGTTCTAGGATCATTTGGAATATTGTATAAAGGATCTCCTTCGGCAAACATGCCCTCGCCATATTTACGCGCTAATACTTTTCTTATAAATGAATCTGGATTTTTACCCAAGATTCCTGCTAGACCTCCAAGACTCATTTCTTGTATACCGCCTTCAGCTATACCACCTTCAGCCATACCAACTCTTGTAATAGGAACTTGACTAGCCCCAATAGGTTGTCCCATAAATCCTCCAGACATTTGGCCTCCATCCATGCCGCCTAAGCCCTCTGCCAAAGCAGCTAAACCATCTGCTACTTTTCCAGCAGTTGCTTTTCTCTTTTCTTTTTTGTCTATTGGTTGGTCAGCTAAAATATCTGCCTTTTCTTCTTCTGTAAGATCTCCAACATCTTTGCCTGTAGCGTCTTCTATAATTTTTTTCATATCTTCTTCTGCGCCCTCAGTTAGTTGTACGCCCGGAGATGATGGAGAGAAATATTCTTTAACTGCGCCGACTCTGTCTTTAGCATAATCTACTATATCTTTTGGTGCTCTTAAACCAGCCATAATTCCACCACCTACGTCTTTAGCAAAATCCATGATGCCGCCCATAAACATTTCAGCTATTTCTTCATCTTTTTTTTGGTCTTCTATTTCTTCTATTTCTTGTCTTCTTTTATATTCTTCAATAGCATTATCTGGGTCCATGGAACCGCCAACTCTTGTTACGCTTGCTTTAGCTGCAGGTATAGCATCTCCCATGACGGCATTGAAAGCTATAGTTTCTTCATCGCCTCCCATACTGCCAAGAGCTTTTGACAATGCTGCAAAATCAATCGAACCTCCCTCTGCTAGCATGGCTAAACCACCAGCATAAAAACTTTCTGGATCGTAGCCCATTTTTCTAACTACATCTGGTCTTTCAGATGCTAATGATTTCAAACCTTTTTGATTTTCTTTTATATCTTTCATCCTTTCGTATCAGTCTTTTTCAATTTATCGTATGATCTAAGTCCAGACATTCCTAGGAGTGCCATGAGAATCGCAGACAACTGCGAAAAATCAAATTCTGGCATCTCTATCTGTATGCCAGAAGTCTTTATTATAACCTCAATTATAGGCGCAAGTACAAAGTGATAACCCAAAGCAAAACTGCAAATCCACCCGACAGAGGGCCGCCAATTTCTTTGAAAAGGTTTACCTTGAGCTTCTATTTTATTTACTTCTATCTGAGCTAAATTAGCTTGATGAAACAAAGTAGCTAGCTCATGATCTAACTTGGCTTGCAAGTCTTTATCTTTTACTAGTTTGCCAACTATATTACTAACTGGTTTTATTAATGATTCAATCATTATTTTACTCCTCTACTATTCTATAATGTGTGCCATCGAAAGTCATGGCTCTGTTTCTATTATCTTTGTCTGATACATAAGATATATGGACCCAACCACTGCTTGGATTTACACCATCATAGTATTCTAAAATTACTTGGTCGAAATTTAATTGATTTTTTACATAATCAAACAGATTTTGATTATTTACTCTAGGTATTTCTAAATCTACTGCTTGACCTAATACATGCTGACTAGTATCAGAAGAGCCAATGTATCTGTTAAGAGTGATACTGCGATAACCGCTGTTAGGACTAAAAGGAATTTTGAAATGATTCCTAATTGGTTGAACGATGTTTTTACATAGTCGCTCAAGGTTTTTAAAAGTTTCTTTATCATGAACACAATTATCTATATTTTTTCTTTTTGCTACAAAGCTTTTTTCAAATTCTTTTAATTTAAAATTTTGACTTAATTTAGTATCGCTATCCCATTTATTCATTTTTACACGCTCACTTTTATTGATATTGAACCTTCTTCACTCACAGAAACTTGGCCTACAGAAGCGCTAGCTTCAAAAGAACCAGTTGGTTGTGCAGATATAATTTCAAACTCTTCGCCATTAAAAAATTCTAAAGTACTTTTACTAGTGTCAAAAACTATATCTCCGGGATTAAATTTAGTGGTTAATTTTTTTTCTGTAGTTATTTGCAAAGTTGCATTTGGATCAAACTTTTGTAGATTTAATTCTAATACCCTAACTAATCTATTAAAAACATCTGGAGTTATTTCGCTACCAGCGATAGGTAATCTAGTT